AAAAGTCGACCCTTCAGATCCGGATGTCGAAGAGACCATCGTCGAGCTGCAACGGGCTTGTCTGCCGCACGATTCTTTGTACATGCCGGATGAGGGGGTTTGGTGGATCGCGTATCACCGGAAGACACCGGTGGGATTCGCCTGCCTTGTGCCTTCCCTACAGATCCCCGACGGGGTCTACCTCAGCCGAGCCGGGGTCGTCCCCTACGCTAGAGGAGCCGGTATCCAACGCCGCCTCATCCGCGTACGCCTCGTTTGGGCTAAACGAGAAGGCTACAACTGGGCTGTTTCAGATACCACGGATAACGGACCAAGCGCCAATAACCTCATCGCCTGCGGGTTCCGTCTGTATACCCCAGGTATCCCCTATTCTTTTGCACGAGCCCTCTACTGGAAAAAGAAGCTCTAAGTGCCTTTCAAGGACGAAAAGGTCCGCAAGGCAAAACAGCGAGAGTACTCGAGGCGCTGGTACCTCTCGAACAAAGAAGCCACGCACGAAAGCGTCGCTAAACGTAAGCGCCGCCTACGCGGTGAGTGGTTCGAGTACAAGGCCAAACAAAAGTGTTCTAGGTGCGGCTTCGCACACCCCGCGGCGATTGATTTCCACCATGTCGTCAAGCAACATAAACGCTCGGTGAACTACCTAGCAGTCAAGGCCAACAACATACGCGCCGCGATCCGCGAGGCAGAAGAAAAGTGCATACCGCTCTGTAGTAACTGCCACCGGATCTTGCACTGGCAGGAGCACGAGGGTATAAAGGTCAACAGAAAGAAGAAAGGGAGATAGACATGGACGGACGTATTCTTTTGTTGCTTTTGATTAGTGCGCTTGTTATAAGTTTGATTGTCCGATACAGAAGAAAGCCTATTGACGAAGAGTGGCGTCACGTGCCACCCCCGAATTGGCGATGTTCTCGAGGCGGACGAGATTATTTTTAACCATTTGTAGAAAGGAGAGTTAGATGAAAGCTATTAAACGTAAGAAGACGAAGAAGGCTCAAGCCGCACGTGCTTTGCAGTACTTCCTCGATAACCCCGGCGCGAACGTCAAGGGCGTGGCCAAGCGGTTCGGTATATCCCTGCCGTATGCATACAACCTGCGTAACCAGGCCAAGACGCCGGAGGCCGATGGCGAGATCACTACCGCGGACATCGAGAAGTTGTTCCCCGAGCCCAAGGTGACCGCGATCCTCGATCAACGGGCTAAGACCTACGGCACGTTCAGAGACAACGCCTTCCTCGCCCAGGCGCTCAAGCGTTCGATGGCCGATCACGCCCAGGATCTCGGCAAGGCCTTCGCCGACGACCAGTGGGAAGCCCTCGAGATGATCGCGAGCAAGATCTCCCGTATCGTTACCGGTGACTCCGATAGCGTCGACCAATGGGACGATATCGCCGGCTACGCCACGCTGATCGCGGATCGATTGCGAGGTGTCGCCAGATGACCCTCCGACCCGCTATCAACTCCACCGCCGATCCACCGATCCCCATCGAGGACCTGCGGCTTCGAGAATACGTCTTCGCCCTGCGTCGACGCATCGAAGTCGGACAGGATCTCATGGAGGCGCTCGTACAGGATATCGACCGACTGAAA